CAGTTCAAAAACTTTCTGTAGCCACTTACTTACAATTCTTTTGTCTAAGTTACCCCCGCCTTTATGCCCTACAGGAATATAACCAGACCAGTTCTCGGTCGCGACAGCGTAACCAACGACTTCACCGTTACCGGTCGCCCAACCCGCGCCCATCGTTTTAAGATCAGGGTCGCGTGTTTCGACGTCGATGGCGATCTGCTTGGCAGAACTCAGGTCGGGTAGCTCTGCCGGCGGCACCCATTCAGTCTTCGGCGTAAACATCGCCATTTGTAAGCTCATTCTTTGTCCTTCATATCATCGACAGCGTCGAAAAAGTTATCTGCGATCTCGCCGCCCAAGGCCGCGTAGCCTGCAATATCTATCCAAGAGTCCTCATGGTCAGGCACTCGGCACAAACGGCTCATTTTGACTGCGATCATGCATAGCACTACCTCTTCCGGCCGCACGTCAACGTCCAGAATTGCTGACCACATCTCGGCAATGCGCTGATGGTTAGTGAGCGGATCACCGTAAACCTCGTCGCGTAAAGCAGAAATCATTTCTTCTGCGTCTCTCAACACTTCTTCGCGGTTCATAGCTCGTAACTCCTTGCCACGTCTTCTGGTTCAACAATAAACAGGTTTTCTCTGGCCCGTGTGACACCAACATAAAACACGCGGTGTAGGTCGTCTGGGTTATTTCGTGCCGCCTTCTCTGCGGCCGGAGATAAATCTGTAAAAAGTACCACGTTATCTGCCTCGCCACCCTTTGACCCGTGGATCGTGGACACTGTAATGCGGGGCTCGCCATTGAACTTCTCTCCGCGACGCAGTAGCGCAATGATGTACGCACGATCCTGCTCTGGCAGTTTGTCCATCGCAACGTGCCATATCATTTCTTTATCAGCATTTAAGCCGTGGTCCGCGATCAGCGTATTGAGGTCAACCAGATCCTCATCTAAAAGTGCCGGCAGTTTTTTAAACCCACGCGTGATGCGATCTTTCGCGCTCATAAAACTGTAGATGTTACGCGCTGTCTTGCCCGATACTTCACGGCCTTTGCGTAACGCTTCCCAACCGTTGACGGCGTCAGCTACTTTTTCAGAAATAGAACGGTGTCCGCGATAGTTGAACAGGTAGCCGTTTGACTTGAGGTCTTTGGCTACGGGCGTCAACTGATAACCTGCCTGAGACAGTATGAGCCATGAGCCTTCCGCCATGTCTACGCCGTCGATAGTCGATACGCGAAGCACTTTCCCGCAGTCTTCTTTGGGGTTATACCGTTTAGGAAACCGGCGCGAGATCCGCTTACTGATGTTCTCAGCGACGTTATGTATCTCCTGCGGTATCCGGAAAGACGTTTCTAATATCTCAGAACCACCGTCCAGATTAATGAAGTGATCGACGTCGGCCCCTGCCCAACGGTAGATGGCTTGGTCGTCATCACCCGCACAGTACATCTTATCGGACATCCCGTCGAGAATATGCGCGATGTCCCACTGTAACGGTGATAAGTCCTGCGCTTCATCGAGGAACGTCACCTTGAAACGATGCTTGAACGTCGGTGCCTGATGCACAAATAACTCAAGCATGTCTGTAAAATCATGTAGCTTGTACATCTTCTTGTACTTACGTAAGGACTCGTCCACATAACGGACGGTGTTCCAGTCTGTCTCCAGTTCGCTCTCGTTATACTGCTGACGCAGATCAACCTTGCGTAATCGAGCCAAGTTAATCAGCCCAAGCAACGGGTCGGTCGTTTTGGCCAGTTCGATAAAATCGTCGTCTATCTGATTCTGCCCAAATAACTCCACGCCAATGGCATGGCTTAATTCTTTGTAATGCTCGCGTTGCATAATCTGATCCGACTGTATGTCGGTCATAGCCAACGCAAGCGAGTGAAGCGTCCGAAAGAACATCAGATCTTCCTTGGGATCGAGCCCAAAGCGATCAGCCGCACGTTCCTTGGCTTCAGTTGCCGCTTTTTTGGTAAACGCTAAAAAGGCTATTTCCTGTGGCTGTACGCCAGATTCAAACGCCTTGTCCACCATGTTTAGCAGTGTTGTTGTTTTTCCGGTTCCCGGTGGCCCGAATATCCTGAACATCCCCGTAGTCCTCTATGTTGTTTTCTACCTTCTCAACAATCTGTCGCACACGCTCTCGGGACAAGCCCATACGTTTCCCTATTGCGACAAGGGTCATGTAATACTTCGTTCGCATTTCCCAGATCTGATAGTCTCTTTGCTTAATCTTCATTGTGTTCTATCCACTCTTTCAGCCCCTCGATACCCGATACCTTCTCAAGAAAGATCGGCGTGTATGAGCCCATATATGCGCCCATTACATTAAAGTTCATGTACTCGATTGCCTCCCAGATCTCGCAGTCTAAGTTCTTCTGCAAAATTTCTAGTGACTTCTGTATGTCGTACACCACGACGCTTGGTTCCCCGCATCGGTGTGCGATGCCGATGATGGCATCATCAAGCCCGTCTGCTTTCAGCATCTTCGTCAAAATGGTGCCTCCTCTTGATTAAATTTAGGTTTGAGTTCGACGTCTGCCGAGTCAAAGCTTGGTATCGCCCACACTCGGACAGCCCGTCCTTTGATCTTGAGTACGGTGCTTTCGCCGCTTATGTCGCGTAAACGTTGCGCGATCTTGTGTGACTTAAATTCAAAAAACTTATTCTTGCGTAGATGCGCTTCAAAGTCCCGCAACCGAAAGTACGTGATGTTCGCGTCTTCGTCTGTCCAAGGTCGGCGGAGCAAGATCTCTTCTTTGTCCTGCGCTTGCTGTAGATGCCGGCAGAACTCTTCCAGATAGTCGTAGAACTGTCCTGACGTAGAGGCATCCTGCGACACCTCCATGATGGCGCTCTCGTTGTCCCGCATTTCACCCATCAGAGTGCTAATCCGGCTCTCCCAATTCTGTTTCGATATAGTCCGCGGCATGAAGTTAAGTTGCTCCATACACGCTTTCTGAAAAGTCGCTTGCGATAAGAGCGCCTCAGTGTCGAGTTCCAAAGGCTCCCCGTTAATGTCCATAAACCAGACAGGCGGTGTCGAGTTGTATTTGCGGAGATTCGCAATCGCGGCACCTGACGCCGCCGTCGCGATGCCGAACTTACGCGTTTGGCAGAGGTCTTTGTTGCAATGGGCACAGATCGGCGTGTCTGTACAGCGGTAGGCGTAATCTTTTTTCTCAAGTTGCTTCGCAACAATATTAACTTCATTGAGTGGTAGGGGCGGCTCCAGATACTGGGCATTGTACTCAAGAATTTTGCTTTCCCATTCTTCTGGGTGCGCTTTCCGTAAGTAGACCCCCAAATTGAATAACCCATTGTTCCTACCCCCTTCTGATATTTTTTCTTTACACAAATACTGTAAGCACGGCGGTCCATCTTTTATGACAATATTGGACTTGTCCGATTCTTTGGTGAGCGCATCAACTTGCTCTGGCGTCTGAACGTGCGTCTCGTATAGTGCGTAGAATTCTTCAAGCGTTGCCGACGTACCGTCGTCTTGTATTGCGTAGCGTAAGCCGTCCTCTGCGTTGTAGTACGGCAGATTTAGAAAGTTACCGATGTCCCCACGATCAAGATGTAGTTTGACCTGCTTCGGGAAAATCTCGCTGTTACCGTAGCCAAGCGAGGTCGATATCTTTTGCAGGGTTTCCTGCATCTGCTTGGCTGTAATCCATTCGGTGACAAACAAAAAACAATGAGCGCCACCAGACTTTGACCGACAGACAACCAACGGTATCCGAGCCTGCCGAATCCGTGTAACTAAGTCGGTGTGGTCTAACGGGTACTGGTCGATGTCAATACAGCCCCATTTGACATTGTTATCCTCGTTGACAGGGATAATCCCAATGCCCTTGCCCTCACCAGACAGATGCCCTTCCCAAAGAGCCGTGGTGCGTGGTTCCCGTATGACTGCCGCTTTACCGGCGTTCTTTCCGCTCTGTGTCTGTTTTTCTATTTTAAACGTGCCATAAGCCTGCTGAAGGCCGTCAAAGATGGCACTGAATTTTTCGACTGACATAGTTGGTCCTCAAAAACGGGGCACATTGCTGTGCCCCGAATGGCTTAAAACGCAGGGTTATTAGACTTGTCTTCCTCGTCATCCCCGTGTTTTACAACGACGTCGCCGGCCATAATGCTTTCAGCAAATTGCTTGGCCTGTTGATATAACGCCGCATCCTTGACTGGACCGATGCGAGACATCTCCCATCCATGCCAAGAGCCTTTTGAGTTTTCCTCACTTAACGTTTTGAGGTGATACGTGTGACTGAATCGAGCCGGCGTGAACGGCCCGTTTGCACCTTGCATTGTCAGAGACGCAACCATTGAGTTCCACTTACGGGACTTCTTCAACTGCGTAGACTTCATTGCGATTAACGCCGTTTCCGCAGAACCGTCATCGTTAACAATGATTACAAAATGCTGATGCGTTTCTTCGATGTATTCACCGTCACCGCCGACAACATATTCTTTGTTGTCGTTTTCATCACGCTTAGTCTCAGGACGTTTTTCCTGTGGCGTGTAGATTGCCTGCGGGGCACCAGTGCCTTGCCCGCGAGGAGCCCACTGAATGAAACGACGCTGATACGCGCACGGTATAACTGTGACACCCTCTTTACCGGAATAGACTTGTCCGGAGACGGTGTTCATGATGTCACCTTTACGCCCCTTAAAATCTTCGTCATCCAGTATTGGATCGAGTGCTGAGATGATCTTGAGGAACGGTAGCGCAAGGTCCTCTTGCTCCATCTGCGCTCCAACGCCTGCATCTGCCTCAAACAATGAGGGATCGAATTCGACGACTTCGCCGCCTTTCTTTTCTGCTACTGCTTTTGTCATTACTTGTTCCTCTTAATAACTGCACGTTGTCCTACCCACGCGCCGAATAGTTCCATTGGAAAATCATCACCGTTCTCAACTCGCTCTTTAACAAAGGCACGAAGTGTCTGCGGGTGAATCTCTGTTTTCTGCTCTGCCGCGTAGCCTTGCTGTGACGCAAGAGCTTGGAAAGCAGACGCCATGTCGTCTTCGCCACGGCCGAAAACACACAAGACTTGATTCTTGATAATGTCGTCATAGCCGTTATCGCGTAGCCATTCATGAGCGGCGGGTCTGTCGTCTACTCGGATCGAGGCACCATACGTCTGCTTAACAGTGACGTCTGATCCGTCATCGAGGGTCAAAGACTGCATTCCTAGTTCCATCAGCATGGTCGGTAGGTCTTCATCAGTCATTTTGATGAGAGCTTTCTTTTCTTCTTTGAGCGTCTGTTCCAGACTCTCGATAAGCTCTTCCTTGGTTTTGATAGCTTTCGCCAAGCCGGCCACAGAACCGAGGCTTTCTTGGTCAAGCGTTTCAAGTGAAGATGGACCAGAATCCTGTTCCATCAGTCTCAGCATTTCTGCCTGTTCATTTAATGTGCTCATTCGCCATTCTCCGTGTTTAAAGGCACCGTTTGGGCCTTGACAGACACAGATATTATCCTAGAATAAGCAAGTGTCAAGGGGAATGTTGCATGAAGTACAAAAATTATGAATTTAAGACTGAGCCGTATGAGCATCAGTTGAAAGCACTAGCAGAATCGTGGGACGCGGAGTTCTATGCGTTGTTCATGGAAATGGGGACCGGTAAGTCCAAAGTCGCCATTGATACGATGGGTATGTTGTATGAGAAAGGGCATATCGACTCGGCTCTTATTATCGCTCCCAAGGGCGTCTACGATAACTGGGTTCAAAAAGAAATCAAGACACACCTGCCAGATCGTATAGAAAGAAGCGTGATCCGTTGGGTGCCGTCTTCTGCCAAGAGTTATCAGGCAGAGCTTGCCGAGCTTGTCTACAAGCCCTTTGACGGAATCAAGATACTGGTTGTCAACGTCGAGGCGTTTTCTACCCCGCGTGGCACACGTCTGGCCGAAGAGTTTTGCACCAAGAATCCAAACAACATAGTCATTGTTGACGAATCAACGACGATAAAGAACCGCAAAGCACAGCGGACAGCGAACATCATGTCGCTGATGAAGAAGAGTAAGTACCGCCGAATCCTGACGGGTTCACCAATTACCAAGTCACCAATGGATTTGTTTAGCCAGTGCGCGTTTTTGTCTCCCAAGGCTTTGGGCATACCGTCTTATTACGCATATCAGAACCGCTACGCGGTCGTAGCAAGACGGACGATGGGTCATAAGACCTTTAACGAGATCACCGGCTACAGGCGCTTAGATGAGCTTAACGCGAAGTTGGACCGGTTCAGTAACCGCGTATTGAAGACTGATTGCTTGGATTTGCCGGATAAGATCTATCTGCGACGTAACGTCCGACTCACAGACGAACAGTTGAAAGCGTACAAACAAATGCAGAAGCT